TAACGTTTGGTGGTTTGCAGAATGACATCTTTGGTAACTGCTACTTACAGGAACGAGTGTATGACCCAACTTTCAAAAAGACTGAGCTTCTCATTTTCAAGGGTAACGATGGTGGTGGTGACGCACAAGAAGGTCCTGATCGCATCTACTACCTCGCACCGCAACATCTTTTCAAAACCTACACATCTTCCAACGTTGTCGTCGACCCTGACAGCGTAGTAGATACAAACCTCGCAATGTCTATTGCTCCGAGTGGTGTCGTTGTCGTTGGTGGCACCGATGACACGGTAAGTAGTGCAGCGACAAAGCTCAAAGTTAATGGTGATATTGAATTCGCCGCTGGTGGTTCGTTCATCATTACAGGTCTGGCATTCTTAACGACATCGGATACTCCATCTGTCAACATCATTCGTAACATTTCTGATGGTGGTGCCAAACGACCTCTTACATTTACTCACAAGGTTGGTTCAGATCCGGAAGTAGAGTTTGCTCGTTTCGATGAAGTTGGTCGTCTCGGGATAGGTACAGAGTCTCCAAGCTCTAACATTCATCTTTATGACCCCATAACGACCGATCTGGACTTACTCAAACTTGAGAGTCCCGGTACAAACAAGAAGACTGGTATGCTCCTCTACACAACCGATAACTACGGTGGCTACGTGAGAGGTTTTAGGAACTCGACCTACACAACTTCGGGTATCACAATTGGTGCGACCGACAATAGCGTTGAGGCTGACGGACTTCACATTGTTCATACGAGTAATGTTGGTATAGGCACGGTGAACCCAATGACCCAATTCCACATATATGATGGTGTGGCGCGGGTGGAGGACTCCTCGAGTAATGCCATCATGGAGTTCAAGACCACTGGTGGCGTTTCTAATATTTATGGGGATACCCTGGGTAATGTGTACATAGAACCCAGTTCAACTGAAACGACGATAAAAAGTAACCTAACGGTGAGGAATAACCTTACGGTACAAGGTGCGATTGATCTCGGTAATCAGGTCGCCATCGGTCTTGATGGTGCTTCGGCGAACACAGAACTTCATGTGAATGGTGGTGTCATCACAAACTCAGATGGTGTGGCGGACAAGAAATATTCAAATGCATTTACACTCACGACAAGTCAAGCTAAGGATATCACATTAACATTCAACAATAACGCATTCTATGCTAAACTCGTGATGATGCTTCGGGAAACTTCTACGGTATCCAACATAAGTACCCTAATTCTCGAACTTCATGGAGGTACGAGTGACGGAACAGAATCTGGTGAAAACATCGCCATAGGCACGAAAAACCTTTTCGGTGGAACAAACTCTTATCCTTGGAGCCCTACGGTGACAACGACGGCGAATACAATTAGTGTTGTACCAGCTGATGGTGCGGCGTCGATACAAGAATTCGCATACGACATACACGTCGAACTTTTGTCATCCATTGGTGGGGGTCTGACAACGATCCGATTTAACGGTGATTCCGAATTACTCAAAACCTACACATACTAAATTTACTACGAGGGAGTACCTCGCGGTAGACATAGTTCATTTACGCCCTGATGGAATCAGAGACGGCGAGAACAATCACGCCGGCAATGAAAGCCATGATGACGTAATTCATCTCGGTTTCTTCGAGACCAACCTGGGGTTCAACCTTTTCAACCACAGGTTCCTCGACGGCCTTCTGCTGTCGAGCGGGAGGTTCCAGTTCCTCCAGCGGACAATACGCTATCATTTATATATATTTAGAGATTAATTTCCGTCTTCTTCTTTCGACGAGTCCGCTTGGTCTTCGTGGATCCGCTGACATTCACCTCCTTAACTTCACCACCCGTGGAATCTCCTGAGATGGAAATGATGTCCGAAACATCATCCTCATCAGCGACACTCTCATTGGCGGGAGCAGTCATGGTCGTGTTCATTGGTGGGGGAGGGGGCATCATGATGCCACCCATGAGGCTCGAAATGTCTACACCGGGGCCCTGCATCTCGTATTGACCATTGTTCGTGCCACCCACGGGGGCGTCGGCGGCGGGACCACCCGGGGACCGTGTCGTGTTCTGAACGGCGGCCATCATATTCTTCACGAGATCGGGGTTCTGCTTGATGACATCGTTCATATTGGGCATCACCGACTTGAACATACTGTTCGTGAGGTGGAACATCATCGCCGAACCACCCAACATCATGATGAGCTTCACCTCTGGAGCGACGCTGACCTTCGAGCGATACTTCACATAGAGCTCCTCGAAAACACCATCATAGTCATCAACATTCTCCATCACGGACTCAGACCAACCTTCAAGCTGGATCTCAAAGGGATTGTACCGCTTGTTAAGGAACTCGAGACCGGTGACACACGCAATCAACATTCGCCTCGAAAAGCGTACCGACTGCTCCACATCTATGCTATAGGTGATACGCTTCACCTCGGATCTAAGTTCATCTATGTTGGAATAGGCATTGAGTCTCTTGTTCACAGCGAACCCCTTCTTTTCGAGACGCCCAAGTTTGTTGAGAAGATCAGACTTTTCTTCATCCACAGAAGTGTACCCCTTCGAAGGTTGCTCTTCTTGAGATTCTGGACCACCCATGGGTTCATCATCAAAGAAAGTTTGATCATTTTCACCATAGTCAATCTCCTCATCCTGCTGAGGCTGGGCAGGAGCCGATTGTTTATTGGGATTCACAAAGGCATCCATAGCCTCTTGATGATTCATTTGAGGTGGAGGTGGTTGTCTGTGTACTGGACGAGGAACAGCTTTAGGGCGAGGCACTGAAATCTCAATCTCATCCATGAGCGCCTGTTCGTCAGCATCCAATTTCATCACAGTGGTATTTCCTCGGTCGAGAATAATTTCTTCGTCCATCTACTCTCTATGTAGAAACTAAAAAAAATATCTTTAACGCACTTTAAAAAAATGTATACCTATAATAAATGTTCAAGTTGAATCAAGCCAACCGCAACGCGATCACTTCTATCATTGTGATGATCCTGTTGATTGTCGCTCTCGCTCTCACCCGCAACGTCAGCGCGTACCAACCCAGGCCAATCAAGATCAAGGCGGTTTCCGAAGCGTCGATCTTTGATCTCAAGCCAGGCCTCGATTGCACCCCAGGTTCCGGTAAGGAGGATGACGCTTACACCTTGGGTCTTACCCCTGGTGGTCTCTGTGGTGCCCAGAAACTCGTCGCCGACCACGCCAGCTACGCGATTGAGGACGGAATCGGTGGATCTTTAATCTAAGCTAACTATAAATGGCTCTCATTACTTCGCCCACGGAGACGATCCCCGATCTCAACTATGAGTACCACACCATCACAATTGATACCATCGGACAGGATAGTTCCAACACCTTTACTTGCTTTCTCAGTCAGCCACTGAAGAATGTTGTTCAGGCTAGACTTCTCGCCGCTCGCATCAACACAACCACCGCTACCGAACATTGTTATGTTTCCATCGAACAACTCGACTCTATTTTTGGTGATCGCACCTCTAACGTGTATGAAGGGCAGGCTTCCCTCAGTATGCTTAGAAACTCCTTCGCGAGTCTCGTAAAGAATGAAGACAACTTTGTGACCTTCAAGGACGAATACCCCGTAGTCACACAATACATCGATCCTATTCGTAGTATCGATCGTTTCAACGTGACTATTCGTAACCAAGATGGTATCACGATCGCTCGTACAGGTGCTAATGATAAAAACTTTCTCGTAATTCGTTTCGTGTGTAGAAAACCCAATCTGTAATTTTCTCCCTTTAAAGTAGTATACCATGTCCGCTGGTGTTGTGCAATTGATCGCCATCGGGGCCCAGGATGAATACATCACTGGTGACCCTGAAATTTCTTTCTTTAGCTCAACCTTCAAACGGCATGCTAATTTTTCACAGTCCATCGAAAAACAAGTCATCCATGGACCTGTGAAAAACAATTCGATGTCCAGTGTTCAATTTGAACGATCTGGAGATCTTCTCGGCTACGTTTATTTCACTCTCGATGATAGTACCCAAGCCCTCGACATTCAACGATGGGACACCATTATTGATAAAGTGGAACTCTACATCGGTGGTTCCCTCGTCGATAGTCAAGATGCGATTTTCACTGAGAAAATCGCCATCGACACATTCGCCCAGAACGTCTCCAAAAGTGCGTTAGGTACACACCCAGGTGTGAGCGCTCGCTCGTATTTTTATCCCCTCCGCTTCTTCTTTTGTGAAGGACCCCAATGTGCACTCCCCCTTGTAGCACTCAACTACCACAATGTCGAAATTCGCATTCATTGGGCGACAGCAGCCTCTAGTTATAACGTCGATTGCTTTGCCAACTATTACTATTTGGATAACGAAGAGCGTGGAAACATTGCCACACGCAGACATGACCTTCTCATCACCCAAGTTCAAAAGAATCTACCTTCTCGAGCCACAACTCAAGATTTACATTTCAACCATCCCATCAAGTATCTCGCATCTTCGGATACAACCACAGATGGAGCCCTGACATCCCCCACCAACAAGGTGAAACTAAACATCAATGGTCTCGATGTGAGCAATTACAGGTGGGGTAAACCTCATTTCATCGATGTGATGAACTACTATCACACAAATTTTGTGACTTCCCCCGATTTCTTCTTGTATTGCTTCTGTCTCTCAACGAGTTCTCTCCAACCCACTGGAACTCTAAACTTCAGTCGTCTTGATTCAGCTAAGATCATGAGTGAGACCTTACCAATTAACGACCCTATATACGCAGTCAACTACAATATCCTCCGTATCGAGAATGGCATGGCTGGACTTTTGTATGCAAATTAAAATGCCCAACTATATTAAATGGTCAAGAACTTACCGACGGTGGAACGTTCAACCAAAATTAGGTTCGGTAAGAATGTCCCAGACTCCGATGTTCAGGCTGAAAATACCATTATTATTAACGCCAGTAATACACTGGTGACCACACCTAACAGTGGAAGTATCTATATGTCTCCCGTTCGTTTCAGGGATGATTTCACGGATACTAACATCGTCCTTATGATGTATAATCGTGTAACGGGTGAAATATCCGAATCAGGTGAAAGTGCTTCAAATCTTGTTGGTGGTCAAACTTTACAAGCTACAACTGAACGCGGTAATACGACTACACTTACTACAAGGTTTACAAGTCCTACTACAGGTATTGTGACAACTGGAAAGGTGGGTGTCTCGAATATCTTGCCCGATCATACATTGAGTGTGGGTTCGAATGTGTATATAGATGATACAGGTTCGAATGTTCTCGTTGTTTCTGGTGGTGTTCTTTTGGATGGTAACCTCACCGTTAATGGCGGTGTCACCTCAATCGTCACCGAAAACCTTAAAATTAAGGATGCCATCATCGAATTGGGTCAAAATAATACATCCGGGGATACGACACTCGACCTAGGTCTTATCATGACACGTCCACAGTCGAATGTGACTGTAGGGTTTTTGGAAAGTTCTAAAGAAATTGTCATGGGTTTCACTGAAAGTAGTGCGGATAGTAATGTCATCACACCTTTGACAAGTGAAGACATCAATGTGCACGTGTATGGTCGCCTCTACACAGAAGCCAATGTTGGTATTTTAAACACTGACCCAATGCACACCCTCGATATCGGTTCAAACCTATATGTCGATGAATTTGGTTCAAACATTCTCGTCGTGACTGGCAATACGAGTATGAGTGGTGATCTCACAGTGGATACTGGTACTTTACATGTGGACGTTAGGAACAAGTCTATAGGACTTGGGACAGTGGTTCCCAATGCCAATCTCCACGTTGTTGGGAATGTGTATGTGAGCTCGAACTTAACTGTTGACACAGATACCCTTCATGTTGATGCTGGGGGCAAGTCCATAGGACTTGGGACTGTAAACCCCCAAGCAAATCTTCATGTGGTTGGAAATGTGTACGTGAGCTCTGATCTTACAGTGGATACGGACACCCTCCACGTAGATGCATCTGGTAGTAAAGTTGGTATCAAGACTAAAAGTCCAGATGCTGAACTCCATGTCGTTGGGAATGTCTATGTGTCTTCGAACCTGAGCGTGGACACTGATACTCTCCATGTCGATGCTGGGGGCAAGTCCATAGGACTTGGGACTGTAAACCCCCAAGCTAACCTTCATGTCGTTGGTAACGTGTATGTGAGCTCAGATCTCACTGTAGACACTGACACCTTCCACGTGGATGCGACTGGAAACAAAGTTGGTATCAAGACTAAAAGTCCAGATGCTGAGCTTCACGTGGTTGGTAATGTTTATGTGTCCTCTAACTTGACCGTTGATACAGACACCTTTCATGTAGATTCAGTGAACAAACGAGTTGGAATAGAGACCAAGAACCCTAATGCTAACCTTCACGTGGTTGGTAATGTTTATGTGTCCTCTAACTTGACCGTTGATACAGACACCTTTCATGTAGATTCAGTGAACAAACGAGTTGGAATAGAGACCAAGAACCCTAATGCTAACCTTCACGTGGTTGGTAATGTTTATGTGTCCTCTAACTTGACTGTTGATACCGATACTTTCCATGTGGATTCTGTGAACAAGAGAGTTGGAATTGAAACTAAAAACCCAACTTCAAATCTTCATGTCGTTGGGAACGCTTACGTGACTTCAAACACAACCACTGATGGTACTCTCACCCTTAACCACCCAACAACAGCCCTCATCACCGATCTCACTGCAAATGTCGAGGTGAAGCTGAACCAGTTGGCGAATGTTGTCATAGGAGGTAAGGCACTCGCAAATGAAGATATGCTCGTATATGATGGTTCTAACTGGACAAACCAATTACAGAACCATACGTTCCTCTATGCAAAGGCTGAAGAAACAATCAGTAAAGGTGATGCTGTGTATGCCACCGGAACGGTCGGCAACAACACATTCTCTATTCGTAAAGCCCAATCTAACTCAAGTACAACTATGCCCGCCCTCGGTCTCGCGTATCAAGACTTTGCTCTCAACGATCAGGGTCTCATCGTCACCTTTGGTCGCGCTGATGGAATCAACACTGACAATTTTCAAACAGGTGAAACTGTATATGTCAGTAATGTTACCGCTGGTGAACTCTCAAATGTCAAACCCTATGGTTCTGGGGATCTCATCCAAAATATTGGTTTGGTCGTAAAGGGACACCCATCGACTGGCATTGTATCCGTCACTGGTGTGGGTCGTTCCAATGATATTCCTAATGCTCCCATAGTTGCTGATGAAGGAGATATCAACTATGTGTATGTCAATGACGCAAACAACGATCTCAAGAAGATTTTACCTACGAACCTCCTTACCCAACTCCAAACCCTTCAACAAGTCACCGATACTGGAAACACATCTTCCAATGTTGTGCAGTTTACAAATGCTACGACGGGTCTCGTGACTACTTCAAATCTTCAAGTAGGATCAAACATCTCAGTAGCCGGTCTCATTGATAGTACGAACAAACATGTTCCTATGGTAGGTCTTGACGGGTATCTTGAAAAGTCGCCCATCTATTTCACACCCGGAGGTACATATGTCGTGTCCGCCGCCGAAGCTGAATTTTTAGGTAATCTCACATTGAGTGGTAACACGACCATTCTCAACTCCGAATCCGTGACCATCTCGGATCGCATTTTCGGTGTCGCCGCGAACAATTCAGCTTCGGGGTTGGATAGTGGTTTCATGATTGAACACCAAGAAGGTGACCCCCTTGAATACGCCAACGTTGCACTCATTTATCACGCGGATGAACATCGTTTCTCGATTAGCTACACACAAAACACGTTTACAGACCAACACATTCTTCACTACGAAGATGAAACACATCTCATGCTCATAGACTTGTACGGAAACGCACAAGTTCGTCACAATTTAGACGTTCTAGAAACCCTCGACGTCACGGGTGCTACAACAGTTGGTGGTGATCTCACAGTCGGTGGTGCCTCCAACCTTTTCGTAGATGTGAGTGCTTCGAGGGTCGGTATAAACGAGGCTTCCCCTACCACAACCCTGGATGTAAATGGTGATGCGAGGGTGCAAGATACCACAGACGCAGCTTCAACCACCACAGGCGCCCTCGTCGTTTCAGGTGGTCTCGGTGTAGTCTCCAACATTCACTCGACGAATGTATATGCAGGTTCTCACGTGGGTGTGGGTACGAATGCGGCATCGGCACCTGTTCATATTCTCGTGAGTGGTACGGGTGAGACGACGAATGGTATTTACATGAAGAGTGCAGCGGGATCTTCGACCAACGATGCCATCGTAAATCTCGAAGTCGCCAGTGATGGTGGTGATGCCTTCATGACATGGAACGCTTCGGGTGGAGCGGCATTCGCTATGGGTCTTGATAGGAGTGAGAGCCTATTGACGATCGCGAACAGTTCGAGTAGTTTGAATACAAACCCCAGACTTAGAATGGCTACAGATGGCGCGGTGACCCTCACAAACGCGACAAATGCCACCTCTAAGACAACCGGTTCCCTCATTTTGGGGGGTGGTCTAGGTGTAACTGGGGACATCCATGCTACACACGCAAACCTCGAAGATGTGGAGGCTGATAGTATCGATGTCACTGATACTACGGCAGCTACTAACAAAACCACTGGTGCCCTGACAGTCGCAGGTGGTGTGGGCATCTCAGGTGCCACCTTCGGTGCCGCAGCCACTTTTGATGGTGTGACATCGGTTACAAACGCCACTGCAGCCACAGGTAAGACGGATGGTGCCCTCGTAGTTACAGGGGGTGTGGGCATCTCAGGTGCCACCTTCGGTGCCGCAGCCACTTTTGATGGTGTGACTTCGGTTACAAACGCCACTGCCGCCACAGGTAAGACGGACGGTGCCCTTGTAGTCACAGGTGGTGTGGGCATCTCAGGTGCCACCTTCGGTGCTGCGGCCACTTTTGATGGTGTGACATCGGTTACAAACGCTACAGCCGCCACAGGTAAGACTGATGGTGCCCTTGTAGTCACAGGTGGTGTGGGCATCTCCGGTGCCACCTTCGGTGCCGCAGCCACTTTTGATGGTGTGACTTCTGTAACAAACGCCACAGCCGCTACGGGTAAAACTGATGGTGCCCTTGTAGTCACAGGTGGTGTGGGCATCTCTGGAGCACTCTTTGGTTCTACAGCCGATCTCGATGGTGTAGTGACCCTAACCGACACGACGGAGGCGACATCATCGACTACGGGTGCTCTCAAGGCAGCTGGTGGTGTCGGTATCGCAAAGGATGTATATGTCGGTGAAAGAGCTTATGTCACGGGGGGTCTCATCACAAACATAGGTGGAGTCACAAAGAAGACCTATAGTTTCTCGAACATCGTGACATCTGGTGGAACTGCTCCAGAAATCAATGTGTACTTCACCTCAAATGTCTTCTACTCCAAAATGACTGCACAACTCGTGGATGACACAGATGAAGTGAGTACCCTCGTTCTCGAAATGGCTGGTGGTGGTCGAAATGGGACGGTACCCACTAAAAATATCAAGGTTGGTACGAAAAATATTTTCGGAGATGCTTCATCAACACCTTGGAGTTCAAATGTGTTGGTGGCACCGAATCGAATCATGATCACACCCTCAGGTGCTTTGACAAACTCTGGGAACTGTCATGTGTTCATGGAGTACACTTCGGATGTTTCCTCAGGTGGCGTGTCCAATGTTCAATTTGACTTTGATCAACATGTCATAAATTTTGGATACTAATCGTAGTCGTACAGATGTATTTGTATCCATCCTGTACCTCACCACCTTTATGGGGGAATGTCCACGAACATGGATACATCAAAACTTTACCCACTTCGGGTCTCACCTTTCTACCGTCAATAAATTCAGTACAACCTCCCTGATTTTCTTGAAGTGTGTTTAAGTAGAAAATAATTTGAATGAAATACGGTTTGAGTACATCACCATCATGATGCCAATCGTATATGTCCCCCTCCCCTAAACGCTGTACAAATGATGTGTTTTTGAAAGAGTTCTCTATCATACACAGGGTACCTCGGATCTCCATAGTCGTTAAAGGTGGTTTACATACTTTTCATATGCCTTAGCTGTGTAGTTAAGGAATAATGCATTCACATCTTCCCACCCTTCAAGGGTTGTAGATGCCAATTCAAAATTATTTTTTTTGCGCGTGACAAGTTGGTCACCCACGGGGTACGTAAAAGAACCTTCAACCTTTCTGTTGTCATTTTCAAATCCCTCGACGATCGTTTCGCATATATCTCGTGGTATGAAATTAGGAATCTCCAACACGAATTTGTCCATCCTTGTTAAACACTTTATCCAAAGCTTTATACAGATGTTCCCATGAATACTTTTCCCTTAGATACTCTCGAGCGTTAGGGAGCTCATCAGGGTTTTTGAAACAGTGTTGGAGATGATCTGCGAAGTCCCTGTAATCACATAGAGCTGTCTCTCCATCGTGGGGTTCAGTTTGTCCGATGCGAACCCACAACTTTGGCTCCACGAAATGGGCATAGGGACCCATAGTCTCTTTGAGGGCTGGGATACCTGTGACAACTTGTGGGCGGTTGAGGTACATATGCTCCACTGGAGTTAGACCAAAACCTTCTCCTCGCGTTGTGCTAATACCGACATCACCAGCATTGTACATCTCATTTACTTCGGCGTCTGTCAAGTGAAGGGGTTTAGGATTAATGAAGACATGATGAAAACAAACCTTGTCCGCATCCATACCTCTACGCAAACACTCAGACCTCACAGTCATTCCGATGTCAACACCATCTTTGTGGAACGATAAACCACCACAGAAGAGTTTGATACGGGGATTCATATTCTCGCGCTCCAGGAGTTCCAGGAACGCTTTGATGGTGGTTTCCCACACTTTACGCCCAGAGTTGCGGTTCATATTCACTACCAAAAAGTCATCTGGTTTGAAACCACGCGAAACTTTCGCCTCCTCTTTGGGGATATCAACGAAACGATCGAAATCGATACCATGGACCATCGTACTCACCTTCGAGGGATCAAACTTCAGGTCATTGACCATATGGTCTGTCCAACAATCCAGGAATGTCCAGATGTGGTCAAAATTATACTCCTTAAGGAGCTTGAAGGTGTCGATGTTTTGCCAGGGGTAGACAATGTCCAGGTAAAGGTACTTCTTTGGGGGCATGTGCTCAGGGGGGATGAGGCGCATGATATCCCTGACGACATTCATATCGTTATAGTGGAACAGGACATCTGGTTTCTCCTTGATGATACTCGGGAGGATCGCAGCGTCTCCGAACCCACCCTCAGCCGATGGATCGAGTTCGAGTGCATCCAGGAATCGAATCCTAGGGTCGATGAAACGATCCTTAATGTCTTGACCCTTATAGTTCTGGAAGGCATAGTAGACAACTTCAACACCAGGAAGGGACGCCAGGTGGTTCACGAGTTTATTCGCGACACGAGCGTACCCAGTCCCTTGATTACAGTGGGTGCACATAAAGA